GCCGTTCTCGTCGAGAACCTTCTTCCCGTTCTCGTCCCGAACGGGCTTCGGCTGAAGAACGTCATAGAGCGGAGCCCCGACAACGTCCTCGAAGTCTTCGAGATCGCCAATCGTCAGAATGTCGGGGTCGATACGAAGGGAAACGGTCTCAGTGGTGTTGGTGCTCATTCGGGAAATGCCTCCGCCATCATGCGATCAATAGAAGTTCGGTACTCCGCGATGAGCTGTTCGCCCTTCTCGCGGATCGTGGGGTGAAGGAAGTAACCGGGGCCACCGGACCAACCAGAGAACTGGTTTCCTCGCCATTCCTGGAAACCTCGGGCAATGCGGCCCGTGCGCGTACGCCGAACCGAACCGAACTCGGCACCGAGGGCGTACGCCTTACGCTTCGAACCGAGGCGTACAGCCGCGTAGTTCTGCGTTTTCGTGGCCCGCATAGAAGCGGCCGCGGCCTTCTGCTGTCGGGTAAGTCCCGAAGCTTTGTCCTTAGCGGCATCAATCAGCTTGTCCGCAACCCGGAAGTTCGCTTCCTTCACTTCCTGCCGCGTGCCGTCAGCACCAGCACGCGCAAGAGCGCGGGTGAACTGGGATAGGCCTTCAATGTTTCCGGCCAGGCCTTCAACAGCCATATCCCAATCCCCCCGCTTCTCGATGTCCAAATGCTAGGTTCAGGCCAAAAAGAAGGCCTTACGTCAGAGCCTTGTAAGTGATCGTCACCGGGGACGCCGTACCGTCAGTCAGCGCGATTCCGGAAAGATCGTGGGTGAGAATCTCGACGCCACCCGCAGTAACCGGGCCTTCATCGAACCGGGCAAAGGGCATCTGAACCTTGAACTGAGTGTTGTCCGGCCCATCCCAAAGAACGGTTATGTCGGCGACAGCCCCACTCGCCACAGCCGCAGCAACGCGGTTCATCTGCGCGGTACCGCTGAACTCGCCCTTGATCGACCACTCGTACTTGCGAAGTTCGTTCTCCAGCGGCTCACTCTTCTTACCGCCGTTCTTGATGAAGTAGCGGTCATCCTTCAGGCCGTTCGAGGCCTTCAGCGAGAAGTCGGAGATATCGAACGAGGAGCTAGCCACGGTCACCGTGCCGCTGTTGAAGCTGAAGAGCTTCGTGTTCGACACGAACGTCGGGGTGGCCGCAGCGTAAGCGCCGGTACTGGCACCCACGGTTTCCTTCGCGAAGTCCATCGTGAGAGACAGGGTGAGAAGCTCATCAACCGCGTTGGCAAGCTCCCATTCGCGAACCTTGCCACCCTCGTACGTGAAGGGAATCAGGGCCCCGAGGTTATCGACGCGGCCAACCTGCGCCGTGAACGACTTCCCGTTCAGGTCGCCGAGGGTCGCCGTGTGCGTAGTGAATCCGCCGGCCGGGGCACCCGAAGAGATACCGCCCATCATGTGCTTAAGCCAGAAGTCGAAGCCGCCGGAAAGAACCTCCAGCTTCACATCCCCCTCGGCACCCTTCGGGTTGACGGCGAAGCGATCCGTCCGAAGGGCACGGGCACCGGCCCGAATCGCTTCGGAATCGATCCGCTCGTACTTCCCCTCGATACCCTCGGACTGAAAGGCGTAGAACTTCGTCGGGGCAACGGCAGTGCCGTAAGTGACCTCGTCGACAACACCGAAATACTGGTCAAAGATCGTGGCCATTACTTAGCCGTCTCCTTCTTCGCGGGAACTTCCTGCCAACCCTGGCGAAGAAGAGCGGACGCAATCACGGCGTCCGCAACCTCGACAGGCTCACCCTGAACGGCCGTAAGGCCGAGGGCGGGAACATCAACGGCCCCTTCCGGGCCGGGAAACACAAGAGTCTTCAAAGCCTCGCCTTTACGCGGACAACGGTTTCTAGCTGGCCTTCAAAAGCCTGGTCACCGGGGAAGCTCATCAGCTTCTTCGGGACGAAGTCGGTAGCAATGACCGACTGAACACCGAGGGAGGGATTCGCCTTCATGGCGTCCTCAATCCCTGCGGCCATGGTCTGAAGCTCCCGCTCGACCTCTTCCGCAGAACCGCCGCTCATCTGGCAGTTCAGAACAACGGAAACGTCGAACGTCTCTTGACGGCTCTTCAGCGTCGCCCAATCCGACTCGGACCAAACGACTTCACCGACGAACACCCAACGGCGTTCGGGGTTGCGGGTCGGGAAGCCCCACGTGACCTGATAGGCGGCCAACTCGGGCCGGGCCTTGATCAGGTCACGGATAGCTCCCTTCACCTCGAATGCGTTCGTGCTCACCTCGACACCCCGAACACGTCGTTGAAGACTTCGTACCGGTACCGCTTCAAGGTCGCGTCGACCTCGGGGATACCGGTTTCAGAACCGCCGCGACCCGGGGTCGCAAGGGTGAAATTGCCGCCCTCGGCGGCCACGAAGGACGTAGCCCGGTCCGGGATGCCGGACCGTTCTGCGGTAAGCAGGGAGCGAAGACGGATCAGGCCCGCGCGCTTCACGTCCTCGGGGGCCAGGACGAAGCCGTACGAGAGCGTGACCGTGAACCGGTCGCCGTCAGGAAGCTCATACGGGGCCCGAAGGAAGCCGAGACCATCAACGGTCCAGCCGCTCACGTCTACGGGCCCGGAGGGGCCGTCAACGGCCGCGACGGCCGTCACGTCGAGGTGCCCGAGATACAGGGTGCGGGTGCCGTCCGCCTCGACCTCGACGCGCGTCACGCGCGGGGTGAAGCTCCGTCCCGTGATCCGCTCGAACTCGGCCTCAACTACGTCTCTGTAGTGACGCACTTCGGCCGCCGGGAACCGGGCCTTATCGGCTAGGTCCATGTCCGACCCGCGCGCTTCGGGGATGCTGAAAAGGAAGCCGCCCACCACCTCGAAGGTGGTCTGATCGGCGGCCACATCGGGGGCCAACCAAGAGGCCGTGTAAACGCCCTGGGGGAGTGAAGGCACCGACACCGACCAGCTGTCATCCGAGCTGGTGGCGGAGCCCGTGTAAACGGTGTCGCCGGTGGCGTCCCGTACGGTCACTGACACGGCAGGGACGGCCAATACGTCTTCGTCGTCTAGGAGTGTGTGCCGCAGCGTGGCGGCCCTACCGTTCAGAAAGCGCACGGTGACCCCTAGACCGACTTCCGCGGCCTACCGGGCCCGCGCTTCTCGGGGGCCTCGACAGTGCGCGTCTCGCGCGTCTCGGCATCGGCGCCGGCCACCAGCTCGGCCCGCGAGTCGTTCAGCAGGGACACGGCCAGGCCCTCGGGAAGCTCGACCACTTCGCCGACCGCAGGGAACGGCTGAAGGTCGAGAAGCCCCGCACCGGGGGCAGTAATTCGGACTCTCATAGCTCTCTCTGGGGGGGGAATGGGAACGGCCCGGCCCCCGAAGGGGCCAGGCCGTGAGGGAACGTTTCCGCTTACGCGGTAACGGTGAGGGACTTCACCGACGCCAGGTCGAAGAGGTCACCCGAACCGCGCCACGTGACCTTGAAGGCGACAACGTCACGGTCGTAGCCGTACTCGTCGGACCGCACGACACGCAGGTTCTTGACCTGGCGAACGAGGTACTTCGACGGGTCGCCGTAGGTGACAACCTTCGCGCCAGCACCGGAAGTTACGACGTTCGGGTCAGTGATGACCGCGCTACCGAGGATCGTGTCAGGGGCCCCCGCAGTGAGGGCCGGCTGCCACAGGTAGCGGCCGTCCGCGTCCTTCAGCTTCCGCAGAGTCAGGACCGCAGTGTCCGAGGTCATGAAGACCGCGTTCCGGCGGTACGGCTTAAGGATCGAGTGCTGAAGATCGATCAGGTTGTCCGTGCTGATACCCGCCATGTTGGCCGCGTTGACCGCGCCAGTAGACCGGGTGATCCAGCCGAACGGCTTGCCCGAACCGTTGCCGACCAGAAGATCGGCCATGACCTTATCCGCGACCGCTTCGCCCGCGTCCTCGGCGAGAATGCCGAGGATGTCAAGCTGAGAGTCGTCGATGATCTCGGTCGTAGCCTCGACGATCACGCCATACTTGTAGCTACCGATGTTGGTCTTACCCCAAGCACCGTCGCTCTTCCCGTACTGCGCGTTCTCGGCAACCTGCGCCGCCGTGGGCCGCCCGTTCTTGACCGGGTACTCAAGCGTCTCGCCCGAGCTGGTGGTGACCGTACGGGCCAGGCCGAGGAACTCGGACCGGACGCGCATGGCCTCGATCACCTGAGCCACGAAGGAACTCGGGGCAGTGTTGCCCGCGTTCGTCGCGCTGCCCACGGTCGCCGTACGAATGTCGAAGTCCGCGCCCGGAAGCTCACCGCGCGCGACCGCGCGCAGCTCGGCCGCCTCGTCGCGCTCCTGGCCGCGCTCCTGGTGCTGGCCGGGGACGACCAGGCCGCCCGCGCGCTGCGCCAGGGCGCGAACCTCGGACTCACGCTCGCCACGCTCGACAGCGTCGCGGGCTTCGGCTTCGTGAGCGCGAATGTCGGTGTCGATGCGCTCGACACGCTCTCGCTTCTCGGCGTCGGACAGGGTGGCGTCCGCCTCGACAGAGCGAAGCTCGGACACCAGGTTTGCGCGCTTCTCCAGCGCGGCAGTCGCGATAGCCGCGTAATCCACGGTTGTTCTCCAAATGCTAGGTTCGGGGCAAAAAAAGAAGCGGCTCTAAAGCCGCATGGCGCGAAGAGAAAGCGCGAACGCTTCGTGATCTCTGTCGTGCAGATCGAGGGAGCGGGACCGCGCTTCAGTGAGCGCCGGAACCTCGACTTCGCCCCGAATGGCGGCCCGGATCGCATCCGGCGAATCAAGCCGCCCAACAGGTATGCCGCGCCGCTCTGCGAGTAGTTCGAGCGCGCGAGACCCGACACCAGAAGTCGAGTCGTTGTAAGCCGGGTACGTAACCGGGCTGACGTCGAAGAGGCCAACTCGGGTGAGAGTCCGAAGCGGGAAACCGTCGTCGTCCTCGGTCCACGAGTCGCCATCGGCCTTCACGCGGAAGCCGAAGCTCGACTGTGTTACGTCGCCGCGTTCCATGGACACTGCCAGGTCCCGCGCATACGACGTGTCGGGCATCGGAACTTCGTAGTGAAGGCCGGTCGAGTCCTCGGAAAGGCGAAGCGTTCCGCTTCGGTTCCGTCCGAGAACCATGTTCGGGTCGTGGTTGTAAAGGGCCCGAATGTCGTCCTGTTCGATAGCCTCCGTCGTCGCCCCATTGGCGACGCGTTCCCGGAAGCCTCCGAGATTCTGAGAACGGGCGTCCCACTTCAGCGCGTAGCCGTAGAAGGTGAACGTCCCGCCCTCGGATCGAGTCTCGAACTCAGTCGGTACCGTCCTGCGTTCCAGCGTCATCCTTGTTCCCTTGATCCGTAACGTTCGGGTCTTGTGTGTTTGGGTCCGCGTTCGGATCGGCGGGAGGAATCGGCGGAGCAACCGGCGGTTGGCCGGCTGAAGGTTTCTCTTCCTTCGCGGCCTTCTCTTCCTCGCCGACAACGCCGAGGTTGAGCGGCCGGTAGAACCGCTGCCCGAGCTTCTTCGGGAGCGGCCCGAGGTCTTCCATTGCCCGGACTTCATCCGAGTTCAGGAAGCCGTTCGTAAGGCCAAGCTGATAACTCTCGTACCGGTCCTTCGTCTTCGCTCGAAGTCGGGCGTCGACGTTGAAGCGGATGTACTGAAAGCCCGGAAGCAGGAACGTCGAAACGGCCTGCTCTATGCGGACAATCCAAGGCATCAGCGTTTGGTCAACGAAGAACTTGTTCTGTTCCTCAATGCCCGTGCCCCACGTCGAACTGACCGTTGAATCCACCAGGTACGCGGGAACGCGGTAGAGAAGCGCAATCTCGGACTTCTGGAATCGGCGCGTTTCGAGGAACTGCGCTTGTTCCGGGCTGATCGTGATCGGCTTGAAGGAAGCTCCACCGGTCAGGACACCGACCGAATGGGAGTTCTTCACACCG